CGGTTGGGGTAATCCCTTCTCCTCTGCCACCGGTAACCTCGGCGATGTCTACGGGGCTGTTGGAACTGGAGTCGCCACTCCCGTCGCCGGGGATATCGCACTGGGCAACGAGATCGGGCGAGAGCTGGTCACTACCGGCACGGACAGCGCGAACGTTCTGACGTATCAGTTCTTCTTCCCCACCACCGCAGGCAATGGTACGGTCACCGAAATGGGTGTGTTCGTACAGGCCTCGACTCAGCAGGTCACTCTCACCACTGCGCTGACCCTGAATCAGACATATACCTCGCTCGCGGTCACCGCTACCACTGCGATCATTCCCGCCAGCTCCACACTGATCATCAACTATGGAGCCGGTACCGGTCAGACTCAGAGCGTTGTCACCTCCGGCAGTACCGCAGCCGGAGCTACGACGATCAATGTCAGCTCGTTCACCGCCGTTAGCTCGTTCGCCATTGGCACGACCGTTGCCTATAACACCGGCACCCTGCTCGATCACGCGCTCCTGTCCCCTTCGGTGACTAAGACAAGCGCCCAGACGGCAACCCTAAACTTCTCCATGACCCTGCAATCAGCGTGAGGTAGCCGATGTCCGATCTGCCCCCTGCCGTCCCCCCGTTCCAGCCGGATGTCGACACCGCCTACGCGGAGCTTGGCAAGGCTATGGCGTACATCAAGCAGCTCACCAGGGTTCTCCAGGAGCGCGCCATCGAGGCAAATCAGCTCGACGATGAGCGACTGGAAGCAATTCACCGGGCAGAGCAGCTAGGGCGCGATCTGGATCAGGAGCGCGAGCGCAATCGTCAACTCATGGCCCAGATCTCTGACATGCGCGATGACCACATGGACGCCATGAGGCACGCCCTCGGCTCTGATTAGGAGGACGTATGGCGCTCTACACGGTGCAGATCGCCTCGGTCATATCTCCCAACGACGTAAACCAGTTCACCAACCTTCTCAACGGCACTACCACGGGTGTGCAGATCACCAACTCCGGCCGCATCCGCGCTCAGCTCACCGGAGCAGCGGCCGGAGCTGGTGGATATGTCGGCCAGATCAACGGAGGCCCCCCAGTCTCTGGTGCATTCGTGACCGGCGACTTCATGATCGACGGAACTCTGGGTGTCATTTGGACCTGCATCGCCAGCGGAAGCCCCGGCACCTGGGTCACCGCTGGTCCAGGCCTGATCTCCTCGCAGACTCTCAGCAGCTCTACCGCGTCGATCACATTCTCCTCGCTACCGGCATTCAGCCACTTCACGATCAGGTGGCATGCAAGAGGTGATGCGGCCACCGTGACGCAGAATATGAACATGCAGGTGAACGGAGTCACCTCCAGCTCGTACCTATCGCAGTTCGTCGATGCGAACAACACCACCGTCGCCGGGAACCTGTCGCTAACTGCAAATCTCCTGATCGGTACGCTGCCCGGTACCAGTAGCAATGCCAACTACTTCGGCGCTGGAATTGTCGAGATCAACGGCGCTCAGGATGCCAACTACACGCCTATCGTCGCCACAAGCGTAAACCTGGGCAACTCCGCCACGGGCATCGCTGGCGTGTTCGGCGGTGCTACGACAGGCATAGGACCGGTCACGTCAGTGAAGCTGTACCCCGCCTCTGGCAACTTCGTCTCCGGTTCCCGGTTCTCGATCTACGGCTGGATGTGACCTATGGCGCTGACTCAGATCACCGAGGGGAATACCAGCAGCGCTAATGATCTCAACCAGGTCGTCAATCTTCTCAATGGGACTACCACGAACACTCAGGTCACAGTTAATGGCCCCATCTCCGCGCAGCTCTCTCCGGCTCCAGCCCCCCTCCGATACGTCGGCGGTAGGAAGCCGTATCCCTATCAGCCGACATTCAACTTCGAGTACTTCACCTTTTCCGATGCCCCGTTCCCAACTGACTTCGACGGTCAGGGTCAGGGCCTTGGAACGTATTACCAGAACGGCGATCTGTCCTGGGTGAATGCTGGAGGCCCGATAGGCGTATATAACTACGTCCCCCTTAACGGCCTGGACTCCACCCCCACAGGGGTATCCGGATATGTATGCCGCATCCATCAAGCTGCTGCGGTCAGCGTCTCCACATCGCTGATCACCTATGTCACGGGTGATACTGTCGATTTCGATCCTCGTGGTATGGTCAAGCCGAGTATGCTTGGCTCTGGTATCGCCATTCAGATCCCGTTCGACGGTATCTGGGGTATTGCTGGAGCGATTCATGGTTCCGGCGTGAACTCGATGAACGTGTCATGGTTCATCACCGGCATAAATACAACCGGACCATTCGGCATCCAGATCTCAGCGCCAGCGGACAATACGCACAAGTACACCGGTACCTACTTCTGCGCATTCATGAACGCCGGTCCAGGCATGCAACTGGCATATAGCACCCTGCAAAGCGCACCCGCCGCATTCAATGTCGATGTATCCGCTCCAGACCGCACATATCTCTCGGTCTGGCACGTCGAATAGGGGGGCGCATGGCGCTGTATACGGTACAGACCACCTATCCGCCAGCGGCCCAGGATCTCAATCAGGCGATCACCCTCCTTAGTGGTGCTACAGGTCCGATGCAGGGCGGCATCACTATCGCCAACCGCATCAGGGCGCAGATCACCGGAGCTACGGCGGCAAGCGGTCTGGTAGGTATGACCGCAGCAATCGGCTCTACCACTGGGGGTCCCCCGACCTCTGGTACTTGGGCGACCGGAGATCTGATGACTGATCCGGTTATGGTGTGCATCTGGATCTGCGTCTCTGGTGGAACTCCAGGAACCTGGTATCGCATCGGCGGTGGAAACACCGCAGGTGGTCTGAGAGTTCTAAATGTCGGTCAGATCTTCACCACCCGCACCGGTCGCACCGGCTTCGACATAGTGGGCTTTGATGAGGTTGTCGGTCAGAAGACCCATAACTTCCCGGGTAGCTCCTCTACCCTCTCTGCCATTACGATCCAGAACGCCGGGACCTACTTCTTCTTCGGTTCCGCTTCCATCGGTGGTGGAACTGTAGGCCAGGATATCGGCATCATGCTCCTGAAGAACGGTCAGCCATATCAGTTCGGTTCTCAGTTCCTTGGCTATGGCGCCCCGAGCCTTCAGGTATCCGCCATCGTGACTACTGCCGTCAATGATGTGATCCAGCTCGGCGTCTACAGCGAAGGCACCTACTCGATCACCACCGGATACACCGACAACGTCCTCTATGGCACGTTCCTGAGCAACTGAGGTGGTGCATGGCTCTCTATACGGTCTCTACCGGTACCGCCTTGAACGCCCAGGATGTCAACCAGATCAGCAATCTCCTGAACGGTTCCGATCCCACCACTCAGGTCACAGTCTCCAATGCCATCCAGTCCATCACGGTAGGAGCTTCAGAGCCGAGTCGGTATGTGGGTGGTACGACCGCAGGACCGCCTACCTCCGGCACCTTCCAGGTAGGCGATATGGTCATAGCGCAGGATGGCTGTATCTGGATCTGCTTCACCGCCGGTACTCCGGGTTCCTGGTATCGCCATGGCACGAGCAACTATCACGGCAGGGCCACGCAGACTTCAGCACAGACTCTTACCTCCCGATCTGGCCAGACCGGCTTTGATGTCCTGAATCTCAACACCGTGGCGACCGGTGAAGATCCGCACGGCATGTTCTCCACCGTCAACCACCGCTTCACCATCCCGTTCTCGGGTGGATACTGGCTGGTGCATGGCACCATCGGTACGACCCTCGCAGCCACTACCTTCTCCCAGGCTCCCGTCCTCACTAAGAATGGCAGCGTCTTCGCTCGCGGCTCTGAGTACAACGTCGTCAACGGTGGGGACTGCCAGGTGGCCGATATCCAGCAGTTCGCCTCTGGCGACCTCATCCAGCTGGGCGCATATGCGGAAGCCGCAGCTGCGGTGAACGTCACCGGGGCTCACGTTGCTCTGAGCATCACCCTTCTGTCCTAGGAGAAGTCATGACCGCTGAACATGATCAGCCGCTCACCCTGCACATCCTCACGCACATACCTGAGCATGCACCGAGGCAGGGTGATCCGCACTACAACCTCTTCGAGCAGGCCAAGGCCCGTATCAAGAAGCAGGGTCTATGGCAGTGCGCGATCAATGACGATCTGTGTGGCGGTCAGCTGGAGCTGCACCATAGTCACGTCGAGTTCTCTCAGGCCAACGCCGTCGATCCGAACAAGATCGCCGCCGCCTTCGGTCTGCACTTTGAGACGGATGAGGACTTCCAGCAGTGGATTGAGTCGCCCGGCAATCTAGAGGTGCTGTGCGCCAATCACCACCGCACGCATTACGGGGTTCACGTTATTCCATCAGCCCTCTGGGAGACCCTACGCTGGCATCGCGCCGGAACTAAGCCCGCTGCTGAGTTTGTCCCGGCAAAGGACGCCTGATGCCCATCCTCGCCCCAGTGGCCCGAGTAGGTGTGGCGGATGGCGCCCGTGATGCCCATGACCATTTATGGGAGGTCGCTCGTGGCTGAGGAACCGGCAATCGTCTTTTCCGTTAAGGAATTGATCTCACGCCTAGACGGCAAGCTGGATCTGATGATGAACGTCTTGACCGGTAAGGCTGATAGGGCGGACGTGAACAATCTCGAACACCGAGTCGGTGCGGTAGAGGTAAAGGTGAACGCGATAACCAGGGAGAAGGAGACCGAAGAGAGGGTAGAGGAGAAGGGCTCGAACCGCAGCAGGTTCCTAGTGGCCACTCTCGGTACTGCCGTCGTTCTCCTGGTCGCATCCCTGTCGATCATCGTCACACTTCTCATCAAGGGCTGATCATGCTCTACGAGCACATACCGCATCCGCACATCGAGCGACGCGTGCAAGAGGGTCCGGTCAAGGTAGCCGATCAGCACCCAACCGGTAATGCTGTGACGCGCTTCAACACCCGCCTGGCGCTGTTCATCACGAGAGTCGTTGGCAGCATGTGGTGCGCCTATGCCTTTGCTGCATTCGACTGCATCTCTCTGCCAACCGCCATCCACCTCGGTACGGCGGCGATCATCTCCTGGATCGCGCAGACCTTCCTTCAGCTGGTGCTTCTGTCGATCATCATGGTCGGCCAGAACGTACAAGCCCAGGCCTCAGACGCGCGTGCGGAGCAGACATACAAGGACGCCTCCGCCGCGCTGCACGAGGCGCTGGAGATACAGGCGCATCTGACTGCTCAGGATGATCGCATAGAGAAGATCGTCGCCCATCTGTCTCAACTAGTCCCATCTCCCCCGGAGGCAAGCTCATGACCATTGCTGGTGCTGACTACGCGTTCACCCATCCCGACACCTCCTCGCTGCGCGCTGCGGGTATCGGGTTCGTCTGTCGCTACCTGTCGACCGACCCATCAAAGAACCTGACCGGCACAGAGCTTTCGGCCCTGCACAGCGCCGGGATCTCGGTGGTGCTGAACTGGGAGACCACAGCGCAGATGGCCCTGCGCGGCTATCAGGGTGGCCTCTCGGACGCCAGGACGGCTCGCGCCCAGGCCCAGGCTCTCGGCGCTCCATCGAGCACGCCGATCTACTACTCAGTCGACTTCGACGCCACCCTGGCCCAGATCTCCACGGTGCTGGACTATCTGCACGGAGCAGCGGACGCCGAGGGATCGAAGGATCTAGTCGGCGTTTATGGTGGATACGACACCGTTGCCGCCACCATCAATGCTGGGTTCAAGTACGCCTGGCAGACCTTCGCCTGGTCTGGCACTCCGACCAGGTGGCATGATCTGGCATCCATCCGGCAGACCGAGGTGGATCAGTGGATCGGCGGAGTCCAGGTGGATCTGGATGAGGCGATGTTCGACGGATACGGTCAGTGGCCGGCTTCGGCGACTCCTCCTCAGCCCTCCAATCTGCCGGTTCTGCGCGAGGGCGCTAGCGGCCCCGCTGTGCTGCTGCTCCAGCGCTCTGTGATGCTCGCTGGCGAGGCGCCAGGGGCCACCGACAGCTCATTCGGCCCCCGCACTCTAGCGGCCCTCAGAGGCTTTCAGAGCGGGCATGGCCTGGCTGTTGACGGCATCTGCGGACCGCTAACGTGGGCCGCTCTGATCGCTCGCACCAAGATCGTTCAGACCGCTCTGGATAATCACGGAGCGCGCCTGGCGGTAGATGGCATAGCGGGTCCGCTCACGATGAATGCCCTGACCCACTTCCAGATGACCAGAGGCCTGGTGGCCGATGGCATCGTCGGTCCGCACACCTCGGCGGCTCTGGGTATCAACTAAGATCATCTTGGGAGATGGTAACAGCCCTCCGGTCCTTCGGGACCGGAGGGCTGCTTTGTCGTTCTAGGCAACATACTCCGGGACTGGCTCAGGTCCCGAGTACTGCTGACAGCCGCACTCGTCGTAGACGAACATGAGTCCGTCGATCTCGAAGTGCCTCACCAGGCCTGCGCACTTGCCAGTTTCCTTGTTGTGGAATGCATGGTGGTGCTTGCAGCCACAGATAGTCTTCTGCTTCCCGTAGCCCTTCCTGCGCCTCTTTGGTGCTGGCAGGAAGCGATCGAGCACCATCGCGCCTATTGCTATACCGCCGCCCTCCAAAAGGCTAGCGATCATGATTCACCCCCTTGGCGAGTTCACGTCGAGCAGCAGAAGTGTGAAGTCGCGCATCAGCTCGGACGGCTTGACGCCGCGCTGCCTCGCGACCCGCACCAGCTGCCCTACCCGGTCCGCCGGGATGCGGACCGGGTAGATCAGCAACTCCTCGCCCTCGGGAGCCTCGGTCAGATTGTCCGGGTAGTCCAGATCGTCGTCGAGGGCGGCCGCAGCTTCCATGCGGTCCATTTCCTCTTTGGCGGGCGGTTCTTCGCAGTCGGTCTTGGCGATGATCTCCACCCTGCGCGCCTGGGACTTGCTCACCTCATCGCCACTACCATCGCCAGCGGTTCGGGTCCTACGTAGTGCAGACATGTGCACGGCCTCTCTGAGATCGATTCGGTGAGGTTGAATACTGGGTCGTCGTCCATGTCCAGGATCGCCTCACCGTTGCCATCCAGCGCTGCGGTCTCGGTCTTGAGCTTCTTGTACTCGACGTACGTGCATCGACTGGCCATCTCCGCGTGGAATGAGATGGGGTGATCGCACAGGCAGATCGGCTGCGGTTCCGGCTCCGGCTTCGGCGGCCTCTTGATCGAGAGCCGGGTGAATACCGAACCGAGCATGCCGCCACTCGCAGCTCCGACCAGCACGTCTACGAGCGCGCCGACGTTGCTCATCTGATTCTCCAGTCGTTCTCCCGGAGCGCGTCCAGGAACTCGTGGTTCTTGTCGGGTTTGATGATCCGCACTACCTTTCCATCACCGTCGCAGACGGTCAGGAAGGTCGCGTTATGTATGCCGGTGTAGTTGCTGATCCGACCCTGAAGCATGTCGTAGATCTGAGTGGCCGTCGCGCGTTCCAGCGGCACACTCCTCTCCAGAAAGCAGTCGGTGCAGGTGCAGCCAGCGTGATCAATGCGAGACGGACCGATGGCGCGATGCTCGCTCACTTGCGCCTCCAGAGTTGGATCGCCATGTAGATCCCCGCGCCGACCAGGAAGACGGCGTAGACGATCAAGACAACCTGGGCCGCCACCGGGTGAGTAGCAGACAGATCCCTCACTCCTTGGCCGCCGCTTCTTCCTTGGCCAGCGCCTCGTCCGACCACTTTGAGCCGAACACGTTGCTGGACTTGATCGCGCGGATGATCAGGTCATGCCGCCGCTTCTTGTGCGCCAGCCGCGTGTTCATGGCCTCGACCAGACCGAGGCTCACGTCTGAGATCCGCTCGCGCAGCCGGTCGTTCGCAGCCAGAATTCCGACCTGCATCGCTTGGACGGTGACGCCAGCCCACTCCGGATGCTCGGCCAGCGTGTCGATAACGGTGGCCGTCCACCGCTCCCTGGTGAGTTCGTCGCTCACTTTGTGATCTTCTTGCGCTTCTTGTGGCTGTCGTCCCACATGAATGTGGTGACCGGCCCGCTTGCGACCGACCCGATGAGCACACCGGCCGCGAAGTCGTCGAGCATCGGGAAGCCGAGCTTGTTACCGGCGAAGACGACCGTGCCGCTGATCAGTGCGGCGAAGAAGCCCCTCATGTCACTCCTCTAGTTATCCGGCGTCGCGAGCTGCTGGTTCGGCGCTCGGCAGCAGCTCATCCTCACGGTAGAACGCATGGTCGTTCGGGTGATCTGGCCAGTCCATGCGGTAATAGAACCCATCGCCTCTGGCCTGCACATCCAGCACGATCCCAGGACTCGGGCACCTGTCGAGCATCACCCAGTCCATGAGCTTGAAGGTGGGTTCTACTGGCACTAGTCCTCCTCTACGATCCGCACGGAAGTCATAACGTGGACCGCGCGGATATCAGCCTTCGGGAACATCTCGTTCGCGTATGCGGCCTGGTTCTTGGCGGAGTCCTTGCCCACCTTCTTGCCGAACAGTTCCCACTGACCATCCTCGCCGATCTGGCCGATCAGGTCCCAGTAGTCCTCGGTGGTCTCACTGATGAACGGCTCGCTCACGACGCCTCCTCGGTGAATCTGATGACGCCGGTAACGTGCACGGCGCGGTAGATCTCCTTCGGGGCGAGATCCTTCAACCTGGCAGCCTTGTCGATCGCCTGCTGCTTGGTGAAGTCGTGACCGTCAAGCTCCCACTCCTGATCGCCGACCTTTCGGGCGGTGTCCCAGAAGTCGAACTCGAAGTCACCATGCGCCAGGTTGCTCATAGG